TCTTGCTGATCACGTTCTGTAATGCGTCCATGACCTTTTCAGGCGACTTAAGATGATATTTTCTTTCGATGTAGCTGCGGAGCTGAGAGTCGTCCACGTTGTCCCACTCTCTCCATCCCCTGTGGTCGCGCCACGGAAGATTTCCGTAAACATACGGCGAAAATGTCAGATCGTTATATGCAAGCCTCTCGAATAGTTCCTTGTCGAAGCGGATCGCTTCTTCCGCATTTGCAATGGTCTGGGCGGGCTTGTCGGTTTCCACGCCGTCCTTGTCCTTCATCATTGCCAGTTTCGGCTCGTGCCATTCCGGAGAGCCTTCTGCCATGACAGCAAGCCGTCCCTTTTCGTATTGCAAGGCACTTCCGACAATCGCATCGACTTCATCGTCTTCGACCGGAGCGACGCACGCATTGTCATTGACTTGTGCCACTGCCGCACTGATCGCGGCATCCGGCAGCCCCTGGGCTTGCAGTGAACACGCAAGTTTGAACAATGTTTCATTTCGCTTGCCGAATGGAATGGATGATGGCAATTCAAACGGCTCGCTTCTTTCCTCTCGACTTGTCTTTCCGATTTTCAAAAACTGCCTTACGGCATCGGTAACTTCGGAAAACGGCGTTTCCTCTGGGTCTTCTTCCCATTGGTATTCTGTGCCGTTTGGATGGAGTGACGGCGGGGCGATAATATAACCGCCCTCGCCTCGCACATCAACGCCGTCGAGAATACCTGCGCGGTTTTTGATGTCTGTTCCGGTATAGTGGTAATATAGATGAACGCCGCCGCGCCCTGTCAGCGCTCTCGGTGTTTCAGGCAGCTCTCCGTTTTCCTTTTCCCACCGGTTCATTTCAAAGCATCCGTCAATTCCTTTATCTGGATCCATATCTTCGTCTATCACGATGATGTTGGAAGCCGAGCCGGTGGCGACGCCCACTCCGGCATTTGGCCATTTTCGCCACCATGCCGTGATAGGCCCGACGCCCTTCTTCGCATCTTTGCATCCGTGCGGGGTCAATGGTTTTTTGGTTTTGGGATCAACAGGGAAAACCGCCCATCCGTATTTCGTGGCGTACTTAATCGCCGCTCTCAGATATTTGTTATCTGCCATATGCTTTAATTATTTCCATGATGATCTCTCCTGATGCTTCCGGAGGACAAAAGCGAAACTCGACGCCGTACCGCTCTGAAATGGTTTCCATAGCTTTTTGAAGTCTCGGCCCTTGCACGCATTTTGGGGAATATATGCTTCTCGGATTCTGCCAGATGTGCACCTGTGATATATCGGTGATTCCGATATCATTTTCCACAAGTACATATAACTTGCATCCAGCATCCCTCGCCGCCTTGCATTCCCGAATAAATCTCGTATGTTCCTGTCCACAGATATTTCCGGCTATTTCGTCAATGTTCCGCTTTGTGTCCACCGAGACGGGCGGTACTGGTGCATAGTCTCCGAATGGTAACTTGCACCGGTACACGTCAATCCCTGCATCCTGAAAAGACTGAGATTTTAAATCATGTTTCCCTGGCTTCTGCCTTGTGTCTTCCAGAATGGTCATTTGTCACCTCATAAAAAAGGAAGTTCCTCGCTGTCGCTGTCTTCGACATCCACAAAGCCGTTGATCGCTGCACCGGTGTTTTCTGTGGCCTTGTCGGCGACTTCTTTCTTTTTCGGCGTCTTCTGCTTGTCGATCTGATCGACAGGAAACTCCCTGCTGACAATCAGGCGGGTTTTCAGATTGCCGTCATTGCCGTAATATTCCTCTTCCTGAAAGAGCAGTCCGATCATTTTACCGACAAGCGTCTTTTCGTCTGCATTGACCTGACCGCCGTCAAAGATGAACTTGCCGTTGCTCTTGGAGACTGCGGAGCAGAATCTCTTGAACATCGGAAGCGCTGTGGGCTTGTATGATTTGGTGTATGCGCCTGCCCAGAGCCAGTCCGGATGATTTTCGCGCATGTCGCTGTAATAGCCCTTGAAGTCGCCCTGTGCGATGTCATAGGTCACTTTCAGATATTCCTTGGAGGAAATGTCCTCCGCTTTGGTGATGATGCAGATGTATGCGCCGGCTTCCGGCTTGGAAAAATCGCCTGCTTCTTTTACGTTGGTCATGTCGAGTCGTTTCATTAATTATTTACCTCCTGTTTTTTGTACCATTCTGTTATCTTGCAATCACAGAGAACGTCTGATTTCTTTAATGGCCTTCTCAGCCGTATTCCCTGAACGCTTGTGCATCTTGAAAGTGCAACATACAATTGTCCTGTTTCAAATGTCTCCGGCATTACATTGATCTTGTCCATTGTTTCGCCTTGGCTTTTGTGAACCGTAATGGCGTAAGCAAGTTTTAACGGAAGCTGAGTAACGGAAAAAATGGTTTCCGATATTAGTTCAGATCTGATTTTCTTTCCGCTTTTGTCGGTAATCTGTCGAATTTCCTGACGTGACACTTCCCATTCATATTCAGTCACCTTGTTCACTTTGCCGTTTTCCCAGGCCACCATGACGCCATCATCATAGATTTTTTCGATCGTTCCGATCTGGCCGTTCATCGCACTTTCATTGTTTGCGATGCAGATCACTTTAGCGCCGACTTTTAAGTCCAATATTTCTACGCATTGAAGATTTTTAAGGTATCCATCTATGCTGCATGGAACTTTCGAGAAAATGCTCCACTGAAATCTTTCATTTTTATTTGGATTTCTCCGCAGCATTCCATTATTGATGTCAGCCGCTTTTTTGTTTGTCCCGCAAATTGTTATCCTGTCGGGAGCAAATTTTGTGTGATCGCAATGTTCATTGATGAAATCAATTCCGGAACTATCTCCGACCCTGATTTTGTTTAGTGCTTCGCAAAATTCAAGATCGCCCTTCTGCCGCATTATTTCGGTCAGTTCGTATGTTTTGATTTCAAGGAAATCCCATGCGTAAGACTGGAAACAATACGCTTTTCCAACATTGCATTCATATCTTTCGTCTAAGATTTCTTTATCGCTCGCGCCGCCGCCTGCTTTGTCCGGAAGCACTGGAGGCAATTGATAAAAGTCACCAACAAAAATTATTTGTAATGGCTTATTATCAAACATGCGGAAAGTTGTTTCTTCTTGTAACGCTTCTGCGACATAATCAAAAATATCAAGCCTCATCATGCTGATTTCGTCGATTATGATTCTGTCTGCGCATTTAAGGGTTTCAGGTATTTTACCGTTGTATTTAGGACACGGTTTTGTCCCAAGCTTAAACAATCGATGTACCGTTGAGCCGCATATCGTCCCCTCGTCTGTTTCGATTGTTAAATTAATTGCAGCCTTGCCTGTTGGCGCTGCGAGTAGCGTGTGTTTGCACTCTGGATCAACCTCGCTGACAAACTTCCTGATCAGCGTTGTTTTCCCTGTCCCTGCGCCACCGGTCAGAAAAACATTTTCGCCGCGGAGTAAAGCGTCATATGCCCTTTGTTGGCTTTCAGTTAGTTTGAACATCATCATCCTCTTTCGTCATGCCGTAATACTCTCTGATCGTGTCATCCACCATCTTCAGATCGTTCGGAATCAGCGCTTCCTCAAACATTCCCATCGGACTCTTCACTGTGTCCTGCCCGTTGTTCTGAGTGGAAAAATAATACTGCCCATCCTTCACGACGGTTTTCAGCACGATGGTAAATTTGCCCTCGAGTGTCACGTAGTTGTCAAGCATCTTGCCGATGGTCTTGAACTGTTCTCTTCCATCATCTGCCTGATTGCTGTGTCCGATGAAGTAGACGATTTTATCGTCCGGCAGCTTCAGCGCCGCCTCGATCAGGTTGTTGAAGTCATAGGCCATGTCGGTATATTTCTGGTATCCGCTGACCTTGGCATTCCGCATGAATGCATTGACCATAAGATATGTAGCATCGTCAATGACAATAGACGGAGTGGTAATTTTCGGCAGGCTTGCCATGATCCGCTTGTATTCGTCGGTGTTTGCCGTCGGCAGCTTCCTGCGGAATGGAAGCGGCTTGCCGGAAACATTGATAACAGATACATCCTCGTACTGAAAATTTCTCAGGCTTGTGCTCTTGCCTGTGCCGGACTGTCCGTAAACCATGCATAAAACAGCCATTGTTATTCCTCCTTTCTTACCTGATCGACAGGCTCTCAGACTGTTCCAGATGGCAGAGGCCTGTGAGGTCTTCGCCTGCCTTGAGAGCGTCCTTCATCGCCTTCTTGTCGATTGCCGGCTCTTGCGGAATGAGGAAGCGAGCAGGAATGTTTTCCAGATACCGCTCATCAACGACCACACTTGCCGGATTCCTGCGGATGCCGAAAGAGAAGAGCGGAGTCTTGAATTTGACTTTGCCTGTTGTCTGCATGGCATACTGGAGAGCGCCCTTCATGCGCTTGACATT